ACCATTATTACTGAAGTTGAGCAGTGACCCCCACTCAACCTCATGTCTTCCCATTGCTTGCACAGCAATAGAATCAAACGTCAAGATAGAGGCAGAAGATGATTTGCACGTAACAAACTGAGGAACCACCACGCCAGTAACGTAAGTACCCGATACCGAGGCATTGATTGAAGCTGGATCAGATGTTCCTGGAGGCGGAGAAACGTCATTAACCAATATAATGGCTTGGGTAGGATCAGCGACTGCATTCTCAACAGATAACCCTGAGAAATCATTATTGCCTGCCGGATTAAAAAAGAAGTCGCGGCCTGTTGGGTCTATGTTGATTTTAAGAGTCATATCACAAACCACCCCGACGCTCGCGGTGCCAAAGTAGCAGACTCTCCCACCGTTAGCGTGGTGACTTCTATCGTTCCGCTAACAGACGCCAGTGTCGTTGTGCCTGCGATGTTTCTTGTTGTTATCGGTCTTTTGGTTGTTGCTGGATCGGGATAAGTCACGGTTAATGTGGCTGTAGCAAAAACAAAATCGTGATTGGTAATCGTAAGGTCAACCGCCGTATCTACTATTGTATAGATGTCAAGAGTGGCGGAACCATCATTTTCAAGACAGCCACCAACCTTTAAGCCATTAGGATAGTAAGTGGGCTTGCAGATCATTTAGTTAGCCTCACTGACCACTTCTACATACTCAATAATAATATCGAATATGGCCGTATCAGAACCTGCTGAACAGGTATATGAGATTGGATCACCTCCTGCGGTAATGTCATCGTTACGTGCTGCTGCTGTGGTGGCTTCAGTGATTTCAAACAACAGATCACCTAATGTAACCGCACCATCTGCTAGAGAGCCCCGCACTAAGCCTGCTGTAGCTAACGAAGCAGCCGCTAAATAGCCATTAGGGTCATTAGAGGTGCCCTGAGTACCCACGTCAACGGTCTCAGTCGCATCGACTATGATGACGTTGAGGAATACACGCTTAACAATCGCACTAGTAGGGAGTGTAAAGCCGGTTTGTGTTTCAGTGGTTTGGGCGTCACAACGGATAACCGCTGTTTTAGTAATGAATTTGGTATTAGCCGCAAGCCGTGATCGATCAGCTTGAGCTGCCGAGCCGTTGAACTTGGTGCGAGTGACTAAACCGGTAGGATAATTTGTACCTGACATAATATTCTCCAAAATGAATCAGTCCGAAGACCAGAGAAAAAAGGGGCCGAAGCCCCAAACTTTAAGCGCCTGCAGTACCAACAGCACCGCGAGCATCATCCCAGCCAAAGTCATACCGCTCATAAGCTGAGAAGCGAGCGTTCTTGGTTGTAAACGAATTATCCTGATCGAACTGAACAGGAATACGGGTGTAATACTTCAAGCCGTGAGGTGCGTCTGTGGTTAAGAACCATGCGTCTTGATCGGTTAAATAGTTATTCAACATAAAACCGTCGCGGACAGAGTTCATATCACGCACTGCGTTAGTTGCGTTGTTACCAGTGTCATTCTGGAGCACTGAACCTAAGATTCGCTGTGCTTCAAACTGGTTACCGCCACCTGGGCCCACAATCAGCCGTTGGGCTTGTAATGCCATTGGCAAGCCTCGGGCGTCTTCCATCGTGGTAATAATCTCTAACATATCTTCAAGCGCTGCCTCGGATAAATCCGCATCTACTGCAAGACGATTTGAAAAAGTACCACCGGATGGTCCGTTGGAGTGGGAGGTGCTGAACAATGCCGACCCGTCACCATCTACCATTTGGAAGTTGGTGTCGAAGCCGTTGTTGTAGACATCAGCGCCTTGAATCTCCTTGGTGATCCGCATAGCACGGGCCAAGGCACGAGCGCCTTCATCTAATTGGTTATACAGCTCATCATCTAAAGCTTCACGAGTCACCACGTAACCTTTTGCAAAGGCTGTCATGATGTACTTTGGTGTAAAACCTTGTTGACGGCTATCAAAAGTGATGTCGTCACCCTCGGCTTTTTCGGATGCTACCCCGAAGCCTTCCAATTGTACTGCAAGCTCGAAAGCTTTCTTGGAATCGAGTGTTTTAAACATCTTGTCGTATTGTGTTGGATGCTCTGTCAAAGCATTGCCGAACACATTTCGGACCCCTTCTTGTAGTAATCGTGGGACCGAGCCGGTTGAGATAGTTCCACTAGACATAATGGATTCCCCTTATATACCAGTCGCGCCAGGCGCCACGGTGGATTCATTTATCCGCACAATTGCAACATTACCCAATACACCATCAGCGTCTTCTTTCAAAGCGACGATATGTAAGGGTAAGGTTGCCGTAGTAGCGGCCCCTGTTCTGTTAACTTGCATTACTGAGGGCGCAAGGCTGCCAACAATTGTGGCTTCCGTCACAACTGCAGGGGCGTTTAAGCCGACTTCAGTAATTAATAGTGGTCCATTAGCAACATCGACTTCATAGAGCGCATTAGGGTCAACATTGACCTTAACCGTCCCGAGAGTTCCTGATGCATGGAAAGTAGTGGATAGAGCTTCACCGGCAAATGTCGGATCGACCGACATAACAACACCTGTGGAAGCGGTTGAAGTGGGCGCAATTTCTACGTCTGCTACACCTTGAGCGTTAGCCGTGCCAGCAATACGGACTAAATCGCCCGATGTGATGACTTCGGTTGTTGCAACAAGGACAGAAAACGTCTTTTGCTTACCCGTCAAATCCCCTTGGGAATCTGTTCGAGCTAATTTAAAGCCACCAGGCATGGTAACCTCCGAATCAAAAGAAAAATAAAGTAAAACCACCGGTTAAGGTGATTCGTTCATTTCCAGTCAACTCCGAGTCTTTCTAACCCGCCTGATGGATAAAATTAGCTGTTATTAAATGGGTTCCGAGTGTCTTCAGAACTCTGTACCGCGCTATTATTGGTGTTATCAGTGTACTCATTAGCACCAATAGCAGCTTCTTTGCTAATTCTAGCAGCTATTTTAGAGCGTTTCAAAGCCCTATCCTCTTGAGCGTACTGATTAGGTAGTTGCATGGCATACATCATGTAAGGACCAGAGGGTCTGCAAAGGTTTTTACCGTCCGCCGTTTTAATGTATTCCCAGTAAGCACCTTGAGCTTGAGCAATGCGCGCATCCTTATCCCTGAACCATCGAGGCGTATAACCTTTTTTGATTAAATCAGGGGGAATGCTTAACTTCATCGCCCCTTGCATACTCACACGCTTAGGCCGATCAGGTTCATGTGCTGCCGTTTCACGAGGGTCAAGAGACTGTCCACCTTGATCCATATCACGCTCCGTCATGCTTTCGGCGCCGGAAGTCTTTAGTCCTAACGTTGGGCGCTGATCGAGCTTTACATCATCACTTTTATTTGCGTCTTGAGTCTTATCTGTATCTGCTTGCTTAGCCATAATTTACCCCTTCCTGCTGTTTGCTACAGCGTCTAAGAATTTCTGTTCAGTTTCCCACATCGATGGCACGTATTGCTTGGACTCTTCAGAAGTCAAGTCACCCATCGTTAAGGCTTTGGATGCAACCTTCTGGCCGGGTCCGCCTCCTGTTTCGGTATTAGCTGGCGCATTACGATTAGCATTAGTCGCCGGATAGGTGCGGGCTATATCGCCATCGAGACTTTTCAAGGCATCACCCATAGAGTAGCCCCCCTGCAAGTAGGTATTCATTCGGGCATTAGCAAAAGCTGTCTTTTCAGACCGCTCCATGATCCAGGGGTTATCACGCTCCCACTCTGCGACACTGGGGTCTTTTGTGGGTTGTGCTTGAGCCTGTTGAGCAGGAGCAGGTTGATTAGCATAAACATTATCAATCTCTGTCTGTGCTGCCTGCGCTCCATCCTTGTCCAAGTCATCGATAGCCGCATCACGCTTGGCGGTTAACTGCTGGACCTGAGTTTGAAGCTGTGCGCTATGCAGTTGATTCAGACCTTTAATCTGATCCTCATGCCTCGTCTCCATGCTCTGCTTCATCTCATCCATTTCACGCCGCAGACCTTTAGTTATCTTGATCCATTTGCCCGCCTCGTCGAACTGTTCAGGCGTTTTATAGTCAGCCGCATCATTACCCTTGGCTACCCATTCATCCTTGGACATATGCTTAGCTGAGGTTGCTGGTGCCTCAGTGGTTTCAGTGGTTTCAGTCGTAACCGCCCCCTCTGCCGTCTCTGTTGTTGTTTCAGCGTTCTCTACTGCTTCTGCTTCGCTCATGGTTCTGCCCTCTCAATTAAACCGATAATCTTGGAATCTGGCATAAGGCGGAATGGATCATCATCATCCAAATCACCTGCGTATTTCTCAAAGTGAACCTTGTCACCGACTTGTATTCCCCAGCACTCAGCCGCTGTCTTGCCTTCAACGTCGCAGCCTGGATAACCTGCAAAGGCAGTCGGACCAATAGCACGAACATGACCAGCCTGATCAACCATCTGCTCTTTGGTGGTCAATCCGGTAGGCATGATTATTCCGCCCTCACTGACTTCCTC